GGCGACAGAGTATTGGTTAAAAACCAGTCATCAAGTCAATTTAACGGTATTTATGTAGCATCTGTATCTACTTGGATACGTTCTACTGATATGGATGTATGGTCAGAAGTGCCAGGCGCATATACAGTTATTTTAAATGGTGGGCAAGCTGACACAGGTTGGGTATGTACTGCAACACAATCAGGCACAATTAATGTCACAGCAATGCCTTGGGTGCAATTCTCAGGCACAAACACCTATTATGCTGGCACAGGACTGTCGCTTTCTAGCAACACTTTTAGTATTAGCAACACAGGCGTTACACTAGGTTCTTATGGTTCTGCAAGTAACACACTAAGTGCTACAGTTAATGCACAAGGTCAATTATCTGCGTTATCTGCTCAAGCAATTTCTATTGCGCCTAGTCAAATTAATGCCACAATTCCTAATTCTGGGCTAACAAATAGCTCGATTACAGTAAATGGCACAAATATTGCATTAGGTGGTAGCGCAACGATTACGGCTAATACTCCTAATGCGTTGACAATTGGCACAGGTTTATCTGGCACTAGTTTTAATGGCTCTGCACCAGTTACGATTGCGATTGATTCTACTGTTGTGACATTAACAGGCACACAGACTTTAACCAACAAAACGTTGACAAGTCCTGTAATTAGCACAATTAGCAATACAGGCACATTAACACTACCAACAAGCACAGATACTTTAATAGGTCGTGCGACTACAGACACATTAACGAATAAGTCTATATCTGGCTCAACCAATACGCTAACAAACATTGGTAACGGTTCGCTGACAAATTCAAGCATTACGATTGGTTCTACATCAATTAGTTTAGGTGCGACTGCATCCACGCTGACAAGCGTAACAATGGCAACACCAATTATATCGAGTTACGAAACTTATACTGCTACATCTGCGCCTACTTATAATGCAGGTCGTTTATGGTATGACAGCACACAAAATGCTTTAGCGTATTACAACGATGTAACAAACAATACGATACATATTGGCGAAGAAATCCAATTAAAGGTATATAACAATACAGGCTCACAAATCAACGTAGGTCAGCCTGTATATGTAACATCAACAAGTAGTGGTTTTACTTATCCAAGCGTGGCCTTAGCGATTGCCAACAGTTTAACGACAGGTAATGTGATTGGTTTGGCTAATCAAAACATTCCTAATGGCACAGCAGGGTATGTAACGACAATTGGTTTGATTCAAGGTGTCAATACAGGTAGTTATACAGTAGGCGATACATTATATTTGTCACCTTACTCTGCTGGTTACTATCAAAACACAATTCCACCGACAGGATATGCAATCAAATTAGGCACAGTTGCTTATGTCAACTCAAGTAACGGTGCAATTTATGTAAATAAAAGTATTTTAACGGTTCAAGCTGGTAATATTAACGGGCAAGTATCATTATCAAACGGTGGCACAGGAGCTAATTTAACGGCATCTGCTGGCTCTGTTGTGTATTCTACGGCAAGCGCATTAGCGTTATCAGCAGTAGGTTCTACAGGGCAAGTATTAACGTCTAACGGCACATCCGCACCGACTTGGTCAAATAACGCAGCAACAGTTAGTGTTACAGATGATACATCAAGTGCAACTGTTGAATATCCTACTTTAGCTCGTATTACGACAGGCAATCTAAATACGGTATATACCAGTTCAACTAAGTTAAGTTATGTTTCATCTACTGGCACACTAAGTGCTACAGTATTTAGTGGATCAGGTGCAAGTTTAACGTCTATTCCAAATTCTGCGTTAAATAATTCCACAATATCGGGCATTTCATTAGGATCAAATCTTGCAACACTTACAATTGGTACAGGGCTATCAGGAACGTCTTATAACGGTTCAACTGGCGTAACTATAGCAAATAGTGGTGTGTTGTCTATAACAGGCACAACATCACAAATAACAGCTTCAGCATCGACTGGTGCGGTTACATTAAGTTTGCCTAGCACAATTAACGTCAATACAAGTGGTACTGCTGCAAACGTAACAGGAACAGTTGCTATTGCTAACGGTGGCACAAATATTACAACTTACACAACAGGTGATATTTTATACGCATCTGCAACTAATGTTTTATCAAAATTAGCTATTGGTACAAATGGGTATCATTTAACTGTAACAAGTGGCGCGCCTGTATGGAAACCTCCTTATGTAAGAACTTCATTTACTGCTACAGCAAGTCAAACCACGTTTTCTGCAACTTATAATGTGGGTTATGTACAAGTATTTGTAAACGGTGTATTGTTAAATGGTGCAGATTATACGGCTTCTAACGGAACTACAGTTGTATTAGCTGTTGGTGCAAATACTGGCGATATTGTAGAAACGATTGCATATAATGTTTGATTGGAAAATTACACAAATCAGCGTTGAAAATGAGGCAATTACTCATGCTCACTATATTTGTAAGTTAATACAAGAACCTTTAGAGGTTTCAACAGAAGGAAACTGGTATTTTTCTGACAAAATCATCAAAAAGCCATTTGATCAAATTAAAGAGCAAGATATTGCTGATTGGATTGAAAAAGAATCTATGCAAAACGGTGTAAGTACAATAAAATTAAGGTTACAAGAACAGATGAAAGCCTTAGAAAATGAGCAATCTGTAGCTTTGCCTTGGCTTCCCAAAACATTTAAATTGAAGGAATAAATATGGAAGTTAATTTATCGCCAGTCGGTGGAGCAGCGGTTCAATTTTTTGACAATAATGGTGTTCCATTATCAGGTGGATTTTTATATTCTTATGCAGCAGGTACATCAACTCCTATAGCAACTTATACAACTCAAGCTGGTAATATTGCTAATTCTAATCCTATAGTTTTAGACTCTGCTGGTCGTGTTTCTAATGAAATTTGGTTATTAACTAATTATTCTTATAAATTTGTATTACAAAATTCAAGTAGTATACAAATTGGTTCTTATGACAATATATCTGGAATAAATAATTTTTCATCTTTTTATGCGTCTACTGGATCATCTTTGATTGGTTACAATCAAGGAAATGCAAATGCTGTAACAACAACTGTGCAGGCAAAATTACAAGAAAATATTAGTGTTTTAGATTTTGGAGCAGATAAAACAGGGGTTGCAAATAGTACAACGGCATTTACTAACGCTGGATCTTCTTCTGGAAATGTTGAAGTAAGTATACCTTCAGGAACTTATAGTATTGTATCTAGCCCCACAGCATCTGGTAATGTTACTTGGATGTTTGAAAAAGGATCAACATTAACTGGTGCAGGAGTATTGCCAGGAAATATTTTATCACGTTCTGCCTATGCGCCTGCATGGGTAAATAGTACATATAACGCTGCGTATGCGTATATGCCACCAAATAGCGTATTAACATCATTTCCTAAAAGTGGAAATCTTGGTTTTAGTGCATTAGGTAATTCTACTTTATCAACTGGAGCAACCATAGGATTTAGTTCCGCAATGGTAAATAATTCGGCTGGAGTAGGCAGTACATGGAATTTTTATGGATCTACAATAGCAAATACAGGTGCTACTGGTGCTAGCACTCAATGTATAGAACTTGATATTTTAAGTTCATCTACAAATGTAGGTACTGCTATAGGATTAGCAATTAATGCTGGTGGTGAAGCTGCCAATATGATTTCAATGGGATATTCGTTTCAATCTGTTGGAGCAGCTATTCAGATAGGCGTAAACAATATTGGTAATTATGCAAACGTAAATTTTAGTAAAGGTTTGTATATTACAAATAATGCAATAGAGTCTACTTTTAATACTGCAATTAACTTATCTCAAAATCATGCAATTAGATGGACTGGATCAGGGTTTTCACAATTAACATCAATACAATCTACGGTTTCTTTAGCCTCGCAATCAACTTCATTAGCGTTTACTCAATATGGATTTTTTGTAAATAATGCTGGAAATTATCCTTTACTGCAAGTTAATAATAGCACTTCTACTTCTGCTACTAATTATTTCTTGTTTGATGCTGCCGTAGCTGGATCTACTCCAACAATTAATGCAATTGGTGTGGATACAAACGTAGACCTTAAATTATTCCCAAAAGGTACAGGAAAAATTGATATTGCAACTAC